TTACCTCATGCGCCTAATATTAGCCAAACAAATGGTTACTATTATGGTCAGACGGTTCAGATAACAGATCATCTTCGTGATCTCGATACTAATGAGATCTTTCTTATCGAAGATGGGGCTCCGCTACTGATTGGTAATAACTGGTCTTACCAGGCCGTCAGTCGTTACATGAATGACGTTATTTCAGAGGGGAAGGGGATTGATCATCCCTGCCTATCTATGGAACAAACGCAAACATTCATTGAGTTGCCCTCTCAGACGGATTACAAGGAATTCGATGAGTCGGGTGGTTATCACCCGGGTCACGACCGTGTAACCCGCGAAAGGTGGATGACGATTAATGGGACAGCTACCTTTTCCAGGTGGTTGCCTTTCAATAAGCCGTCAGAAAGCCTTCTCTTGTCCTTTGATTTCTCTGAATTGGCGTTAGAACAGTACTATAAAGTACTCTCTCCGCTTAATCAGAAGATATCACTGGTGAATTTCCTTCTCGAAATTGACGACGCTAAGCGTGTTTATGAAACGCTTAGAAAAGGCATCTTCGAGATGAAAGATCTCTACCGAGATCGGTTCCAAGACCCAGCTCTTGCCTACAGTTTAGGGGTTTTACCCTTTATTGGAGACATTAAGAGTTTAATCAGTGCTTTCTCAGACACGGCAACTGCCATGAAGAGATTGCGCAAATCTCAGAATGATGGAGTGAATCTTCGCTCTGTCACTTCTGGAAAATTTGCTCCTGATGATGGTTCTATGGACCCTGAAACTCACGTACCGCCTAGTTTGGCGTCCCCCATTAATGGGGTGACGTTTGACACGACGAGCTGTGATTATGACGCTTGGATCGTGAATAAAGTCGAATACGACTTTCAAATCATGTCCGAGATGGAGGCGACGCTTTTTGCGGCGGCTCATGCGTTCGGTTTCACAAACCCACTACAAATAGTGTGGAATGCGATCCCTTACTCATTCGTCGTTGACTGGGTAGTCAACGTGTCACAACTGCTAAGTTATTTTGACTTAGCGAATGATTTTGTTCCGTCACGTGTCGTTAGGTCCTCAACCCATATACGGGCTCTGAGGAAATGTTTCTCTTTTCTTAACCACTTCTATCTTGGCCAACATGTTATCAAGGATAAACAGGTTGGTTACGATAAAGCGAAGTGTTATAAAAGATGGACATCGGTTCCAGAGGCGGCTCTCGTAACTATTACGAGTCCCTCCCTTAGGGAGCTCGTGCTCTCGACCCTCTTAGCAACTCAGATATACAAAAGAAAAGCGAAATCTGCGGTTCCCTTTGATCGATTGAAGTGGACGAAAGTCCCTCGAAAGACAAAGAGTGGTCGCAGTAAATTTCGCCTTGTACCTGAGGTTGTTAAGACAACTATTTAGTAACTTAGAAAGTCGATCCCATGCTTGCTGATACACTTACCGGCTCCGTGGCCTACACTAAAGTAGCCGCGGATACGGAATCTGGTTCCCTTTACGTCTACACTGGCGGTTTGGGTGGCGTTAGCCAACCTTACCGAATTCTTATAAAGCACGACGGTCCGTCGGGCTCTAAGAAGGGCACCATCCGCCATCTCATCTCTTCATCGCGTCCTATTACGGACTCGTCTGGAGAAGGTGTGTTGGTTGGTGGTGAGCGTGTGACAGTCAATTTGACTATTTCACACCCCAATGTAGCTATCTCAGCTGCTTACATCCAGGCGCAAGTACTCGATATGCTTGTTGCAATATCGAATGCTACGACCCGTGATGCCTTCCTTGATTCAGTGCTAGATGGGTCTTTTTAGACCCTCTTAGTTCATTGAATTAGGATGGAAGCTTGTGCTGGGGGGATTAGTGTATTGCTATCGGCAACATGGCGTTGGAGGATCAGCACTATTAGTGTGAACCTGAAAAGCCAATGTAGCCTAGCGCGGTCGATTTTCGAGGCGTTGTTCTTGGACATTGCTGCAGGCCGTTCCGTTTGTGTAGTACTGTCGCTGAAACGCGATCTTCAGACCATTCTTCGCAGAATGGATTCTGAGGGCTTGCGCTTTTGCACAGTCTCTCTTCCTACCCTCAGTGCAGCTGTGATTCAATCTTTCCGTACTGGAAGGTTTGAATTACCTCTTGGCTTTGCCAAGGCACGAGGTACGTCTCTCCCGAGATTATTTTCGGGTTTGATGAAGGAGATTTATGCAAACGACGGTACGCTATTACCACATCCTAGCATTGCTTCCATTACGGAAGTTGTGCAAATTTGTGGTCTCGCGTACAAGCTCGATGTCCCTTGTCAGGACGGATTGGATGAGAAAGTCATCTCGGAGTTCCTAAAGACAGAGATTGATCTCTTATCTTTGGAAGATTCATTTGATGACTCTCATCCTATTCTCGAGCTTGCTAGGACCATGCTACAAGACGTATTCGATGGCTGCGATGCCTCGAATATACTGCCCAAGCATGGCCCTGGTTCTGTAGCTACTGGTGAAAAGGGTATCAAAAAGTGGAGGTTCAAGAGAAAATACTTGGACATCCATAATGTGTTTCCGTATTACGATTATTTTGTAACGAATCGGAAACATCTATTTGATAGGCTGGCTGAGTACAAGCAATTGCTTGTCCTGGACAAAGGAACTGCTAAAGTTTCTCTTGTTCCTAAGGATTCTAGAGGTCCGCGCTTGATCAGCGCTGAACCTCTAGAATACCAGTTTATTCAGCAGGGGCTTTGGGGATATTTAAAAACTATCCTTCAATCCCATCCTTTCACCCGGCAGCACGTTAACTTCGATGACCAATCTGTCAATCAGTCTCTTGCTATGCAAGGGTCGATTGATGGATCATGGGCAACCCTCGATATGAAGGAAGCCAGTGATCGGATATCGGAGAGGCTTGTGAGTTCGCTGTTTAAGGATAATCCTTTATGGAAATTCCTTAGTGCAGCTCGCTCCCATTCAACTCTTCTTCCGAATGGTCAGGTAGTGGATCTCCGTAAGTTTGCACCTATGGGATCGGCTATCTGCTTTCCTGTCGAATCCGTTGTTCACTATGTACTGGCAGTAGCCAGTATTATGGAGACTTTCGGAGTTTCTCGATGGGAAGCAAGAAGATCTGTTTTCGTATACGGTGATGACTTAATTGTCAAAACCAAGTATGCCAAGACCGTGCTCGAAAGCTTTCCTCTCTTTGGACTTTTGTTCAACGAGAAGAAGTGCTTTTGTCATGGACCTTTTCGCGAATCTTGTGGTATGGATGCCTTTTTAGGGCGCCGCATTACACCAGTTCGATGGAGGAAGCCATGGCCGCAACGTCTCGACGCGGTTACATCGTTTGCATTCTCGGATATGGCCTCGTTGTTTTATCAACGTGGCTATGTCCGGGTTGCGGAGGTTTTATGGAACATGTTAGAGAAGCAGTACGGCAAACTACCGACTGTACCTCTTCCACACTCGGATATCTTAGATATCCCCGTGTCGACGGGAAAGGGTTATCTCTGCAAAGTAAGCAGGATTCCCCTTCACCACACATTCCATCACCACCGCTTTTGCAAACGACTTCAGACTGTAGTACATCGAGCCTACGTAAGCAGCTTGAAGCTGCACGAAGGTACACTGGACGATTGGGAGATGATGTTAAAATTATCTCTACGACCGCCCCGTGATGCAAATTGGGGTGATTTGTTATTTCCCCAAACTATGTCTGATGCGTCAAAAGAGTCATCCGTCTTCTCTAAGTTAAAAAGACGGTGGATAAGTCTTGTGTGAGAGCAGCATTTTTGCTGCAAGCTCGAAACGATGATCTTCTCGTGGACAGCCTCC